TTCAATTCATACGTGAGGCGCTCGATCTCTTGGTGCGCTCGCGCTAGTGGATCATCACTCATTTCCCGTCCTCCTGTGGAAAGCAATTCCATCCGCGCACCGTTGCGGTGTCGCGTGGGGTATTGCCCGTGTCCAATCCCTGCCACACGCACACCTCCCGCCTCGCCTCGTCGCGCTCGGCGGTGAGGCGGACGATCTTGGTTTGAAGCGCGACGAGATCACCAAGATCAATGCTGGCAATGACGGGGCTTTGCGTGAAGCAGTACGGTTCGTGCTCGTCTCGTGAGTCGGTCACGCTGCCCCCACTGGAAACAGGAATTCCGAGTCGGCGCACTTCCATACCCGGGCGGATCTTCCGGAGCGCGTCGGGCGATAGCCGCTTGCCACGATCAATCCCTTGTTCATCAGGTTGTTGACGGCTGCGCTGCATGTTTGATGTGTGAGGGCGAGCGCCTGCTCCAACTCGTCACAGGTGCTCGGGCATTCGCGGATGGCCTCCAGCACCTTGTGCTGAATGGTTGCTAGCCGTGGCTGCACCGCATCCCATGCTGCATCCTGCGTGTCCCAGCGGGTTGCCTGCCCCGGCGTGCGCCGGGGAGGCAACCCATTTGCTGCGAGGTCAGTCCTGCTCATCGAAGATGTCCCCCGCAATCGAGGCGGGCTCCGGCGGCTTCATGCGGATCTGCGTGACACGGGGCGGCGCATCGGCCTTCTTGGACGCCTCGGTGATGATCCACACCGTCTGCCCTTGCACGGCCTTGGCAACCCCGTGCAACTGCTCATCCCACACGAAGTAGGCGTTGCCGTTGGAGTCCTTCAACTTCACATACGGAGTCTGATTCTTGCCAGCCACGCCCTCGTCCGCGTACTTGACGGTGATGGCAATCCAGTCACCGATAGGTTCGGTCTGCGCTGGCTGCGCTGGCGTCGCCGCAGGCGCAGGCTTCTTTGCGGGAACCTCCGCCGCACCACGCGCCTGCGTGGGCTTGAACGCATCGCGGACCGGGGTCAAGCGGGTAGCGCGGTCGTTCTCCCCGTCATCGTCCTCGTCACCAACGATCCCGACGATGGCCGCGAGCGCGTACCTGCGAAGGTACGTGATGCAGGATCCCATCTGCTGCACGGTGGCGTTGTTGGGCAGCGGGAACATGGCCACGTCCTCGATCGCCTGACCCGACGCGTGGATCAGCGAGGTAGTGACGGTGACCATCCCGTTGGCCATGCTCACGGTCTGAACAGGGGCGATTCCATTCTTGGCAAGCGGAATGCGGATCGCGTTGAGGATGCTCCCGAGCGTGGCGTAGCGGTTCTTGAAGTGGGGGTTGACGCGGTCGAGTTCCGCATTGCGGATTTCCAAATTGCTCTTGGCGAGCGCAGCCGCCAGTTCTCCGATGAAGTCTGTGCGATTCATGGGTCAGTCTCCGATAGGTGCGAGTAGGTCAGTGGTCGCCCAGTTGGGCATGCGGATTTCGGTCACGGTATCTGGCCAGCCTTGGCCGGGTTCGTCCATGTACTTGCGGTAGAGGTCGAGCAGTTCAGGCAGGCGGGCAGTCGCGAGGTCGAGATGGTCGGTGTGCAGCGCAGCGCACAGGCATGCGTGCGGTGCATTCTTCTCTACGACAATCAGGATCACGCTAGTGACCTCCTTGCCAGCGCGGCGCAGCATCTCGCGATAGAACGCGAACTGGGTCCAGTACCCGAAGTTGTGCGCAGCCTTGGCGAATTCCTGCGGCGATGCCAAGCCACCATGGGTCTTGATGTCGATGATGGTGCCGTGTTCCTCGATGAATCCATCGATGCGGGCCTTGCACGGGATGCCATCCCACTCACCAATGAGCGTCATTTCGGTGCAGGTCCCACACGCAGCGAGCAATTGGCGTGCGGTTTCGCAGGACATCACGCCGCCACGCATCTCTTCGACAAGGTTCGACTCGTCCTTGGTAAGGACCGTGCGACCATCAGCGATCGTAAGAAATTTCTCCCACTCTTCCTTGCCAGCCTTCGTGCGGCGGTCGATGTCTGGGGAGGTGACGAAGTCCAGTTCGTACTTGGCTGGCGTCAGCAGCAGGCTGTGCAACGCACGGCCAACGCGAAATGCGGATGAGTCGGTCTGGTTCTCCCGCTCGGCCAACAGGTGCAGCGGCGTGGCGCGGTCAAGGGTCTTGAGCGCGCTTGCGCTCATACGGTCGAGGCTGTGGTATTCAGCCTCCGGCATGTCCATCACAATCTTCATGGGTCAGTCTCCGGTTGTGGCAAGCACCATGCTTGCGAGTCGCACGATAGCGACCGTATCGACACACCGCAACCGGGTCCGTCAGGAATTCGCAATCAAATATGCGTACGGCTATCGCAAAACGCGTACCGCTTCGGGGCGCGACCGCAATTCGATGATGGATCGAATCGACGGTACTTGTTCAAATATGTAGTACTTTCGTACACCTTATTCGGACTTGTCGATCCGGTAGCCAAGTCGCCACAACACCCGGCTCATTTCACGACTGGCTTGTGCAACTCGCTCTTCGCACCACGACGGTTCGATGCAATGCAACAGTTCGTGGATAAGGGTGTCCAACAATTCCTCCTCGGACTGCCACGTGCCGATGCGGATTCGCCGTCCCTCCGCCTTGCCCGGATCAACCATATCCCCGTAGTCACGCAGTTGCGGAACGAAGCGTAGCGTCCACCACTTGCCGTTCAGTTTGACGCGCATCTGTCCTCCTCAAACGGTCAGTTTGCGGGGAAGAACTCCGGCTTCAGGCGATAGGCCATGCACCCGCTGGGAGCGGTTCCCTTGTGCAACGAGAGGCGCATCCATACTGCGCCCTGAATTTCCGGCGTGCGCCCCTGCTCCACGTGGAAGCCCCCATTTCCGTCGGCGTATTCGTCCTTGTACGTCCCGACCCGCACGTGGTACTGGGTGTCGTGTTCGACGCGCATGCCGTTGCGATCGTAGATCAGGCGCTCCCGGGCCAGCGGCATCACCCATTGCTTGTGGACGTGGCCCTGCACGATTACGTCCGCGTCTGGAATCACCGCAGCCTGACGGCGAACCTTCAGGGTGTCGAATGACATCAGTGCGGCCCCTCCGCTGCCGTGGAAATACTTCAGGTTCAGGGCGAAGCGGTGGCTGTTCACGCTGGCCGTGAACTTCACCCAGCCCCCGTACCCGCCAGCATGCACCCGATGCTTTGACATCATCGACATGCGCTCGCACAGCCGCTCGGTCAGGTCCGTCTCATTATTCTTGAGGACACTAGACTCGTGGTTGCCGCGCCCGATCACGACGCAGTGCTGCGAGTACGGCGCATAGAACGTCGCCGCATGGTTGACGATCGAGTCGAAGTAGTCCGGGGCCAGAGCGTGCTCTTCTCGTACCCCTTTGCGACTTCGCCGTGGATCCGCTCTCCCCTCCATCGCACAAAAGAGGTCACCTACATCGATCCAACCACCCTTGCGCCGAACCATTTCAGCGAAGTGTTGCTTCTCTAAATCGTGATTTGCCAATGGGTTATCGTGATGTCTGTCCCCTGATAACAGAAACCACCAGTGGTCGGTCACGCTCTTCGCCACCAGTTCTACGTGGTGGATGTTGCGGGCGAGTGAGGTCACCGACCACGGTAGTTTCACAGGCTTACCGTAATTCAGGAGTGTTCAGGTCCATACACCCCCATCGGAAGTATTCATCGCAAGCCATGAATAAACACGCCCCCGGCCTTGCGGCAACAGGGGCGTGCTTCCGGGGGCTTGAATGGGGGTGGGGACGGGCACCTGACCGCGCCCGTCCCCCTGACCCTGCGTTTGACATGGGCGCGACCGGGACGCTACCATGCTGGCTGAAGCACAACCAAACGCGCTGGGAGCATAGCGCACTCTGGCCTGCGGGTCAATGCTCCTGCAAGTATTGCCCGGCACGGTAGGGGCAAAGTGGTTCAAGACGCGGGACATGACCCTAGCCCGCGCCGTCGCCCTGACACGACGCGCTCATCCCACAGTGAGGCGGCTGGCTACCACCCAGCGAAATGGTGCAACATGTGGGCAATGGGAAACCTCGCACGGCTCCGGCTGGGCTGATTCCCGTGACCTCTTGCCGGGGTCATGGTGTTCCTTCACTCACCAGTTGAACTGCAAACAGCCCAGCAGCCTGCGCTCGGGGCTGTGCAGGGGTGCGGGGGGCGCAGCCCCCTGCGAGACCTTTATAAAAACAAACTACTACTCACTCCCGTAGCGAGCAGCGAGGCGAAGCCTCGATGCGAACTAGGGAATTCTTGGGACCGTCCGTCGTGCTGCCTGTTCGCGAATGCGCTTGCGAATTTCATCTGGTGAGTAGCGCATGCGCAGACGATCGACGGCTTCCTGCACGGTGCGCTCCTTGCCCTTCTCCTCTTCTGGAATCTGCTGCGCAACGAACCGATACAACTGGTACACGGGCACGCCACGCAACTGGCCCAGCGCCAGCAATGCAGGCACGGCGTTGTAGTACCACTCTCGGTCAGCCTGCATCTCACGCGCTGCCTGTTCGATCGGTCGTACAACGATCGCCTGTCCCATCGCACGGCGATTGACGATCGATTGCAGGGCAGTCGAGAATCCGAGCCCAACGTATCCGAACGTGGAGCCGATCAATTCGGCTGCAACCGATGCCGGGACAGACTTCACGGCTTCAGCGAATGCCTTGTCTTCCTCGTCGTCAGGCTCGTCGGCTCCGCCGAACAGGGCCGCGATCGTCTTCGCCATGTATGCAACCGTCGCGACTGACGCCACACCGATGATCGTGCTGCTCGCGGTGTTGCCTGAAATGGCGAGCGCAGTACCGATTCGTCGTTCGCCAGACAGCCACGCACGGCGGATTTGGTTGCGCGCCTTGAGCGGGTCGCTGCTGAACACGAACAGCATGCGCCACGTTGCGCCGGACCCACGCACTCGATTGACGGCAGCGAATGCAGTCTCATCGAATTCATCGCTGGCATTCTGGGTCAGCCGGAAGTCGCGCTCGGCCCGCTTCACCGCCTGCTCAAACGCATCGGTACCAGTCAAGCCCTCGTCCTTCGCCTCTGCCAGTCGTGCTTCCACCGCGACCGACATGATGTGCTCGTCCATCAGCCGGAGCATGTCGATCAATGCGGTGAGCGTGAGGTTCGCATTGTCGGTCGCATCCCCCAGCGCATTCAAACTGTCGGTGATGTTCTTGGCAATGGCCGCATGCCCAGCGGCTGCGAACGCACGCGCCATTCCCTTGGCTGCGGTCATCACCTTGACTCGATCGCCAGCAGACAGCGTGCCTGACACGATGCCTCGCATCTGCATCTGATGCCGCCGCGTGAAGTAGCCACTGGCAGAATGGATCTCGTCAACGCGAGCAGCCCATGCGCTCGGTGAACGCAAGCGGATGGCCGCTCGCGACAATCCCTCAACCCAGTAGTTGCCGGGGATCTCGCTGCCAAGACGAATCGTTCCACCGACCACGACCTTCGCTGCCGTGCGCGGCGACAACGACAGAACCGCGCCCGTGACGTTGTTGGTCATCCGGTCAATGGCGTTCGTTGACGCCCGGGCCGTCGCCCCGACGCCGTTGCTGAAGATCGCGAGGATCGCCTCCGCCGTGTTGCGTCCCATCTGCCGATCGATTGCCGCCACGATGTCGGGATCGGTGAGCACGGTCGATGCATCGCGATAGGGCTGCGCCATGTGAATCATGTCCAGCGCAACATGCAGGTGCCGCTCCCACGTCTGGAATGCATCGCGATAGATCAGCGGCTGGCGTCCACCTTCACGGGCATTGGTGAACCCAACGCTGGTCAGCGCACTGCGAACCAACGACCCATGCTGGTTCAGCACTGACTTTGACTCGCCTTGGAATTCGTCCATGTTTCGGACGCGAGGCCAGTAGTTCGTGATCACAGGGGGCTGGTCGCCCTCGACAAGGAACACGGCTTCCATTGCACGGTCACGGATCTGCACCTCAAGCACGTCCTTCATCGCATCGATCAGGCCGCGCTGTCCCGCAGTCAGCCCAGCACGAATCGCCCGGATCTCCGCGTCCGTCGGGAATACGGTGAGGGTCGTCTCGGCTCCTGCGAACTGCAAGCCCTGCCGTGCCGCATCCGGTGCCGTCGGTGGAATGAACAACTCCAGCGTCTCGTCATCCATTGCCGCGATGGACATGGCCAAACCAACTGGAATTGTCCGCGTCCGACCTTCCAGCACCACGTCCATGGTCTCTGCGATCGACGTTCCGTTGAGACCGTTGCGAAGTGCGTAGTCTTCGATGCCAGCGTAGCCCGCCGCACGAAGTGCAGTGCCGAGCGAATTGACGATGCGCGCATGCTCAAGCCCAGCCTCGCCCTTCGCATCCTGTGCGCCGACGAGCATCTCGTTGATGACTCCGCCCATCGTGCCCTCGACCTCAAGCATCAGGGTGTAGATGTCCGAGTTGGCAATGGAAATGCGGCGCGCCAGCGACTGGCGAGGTGGAAGGTCCGCACGATCCCGCATCGGCAGCGTCTGCCGACCAGTCATGGCGGTTGCAAGGCGGGTCTTCAGGTCGTTGTATCTGGCGACGCGCTGCTGCTGCCCGGCCACGAACGACGCCCGGTCCTGTTCGTACAGCAGCAACGCAGCCTGCACGTCATTTGCCGAATCCAAGACCTGCGCGTAGATGTTTACAGCGTTGACCACTGCCGAACCCATGCCCGGCACGGTAGCCACCGTTGCATAGATGCGACGGCGATTGGCCTGCCGGAGATTGGCGTCCGCCTTCGTCAGCAAACGCTCGATCGCCTGCCGCACGTCCCACCGCATTCCACGCTTGTTCATGCGCTTGCGCAGCGCAGAGATCACCCGCAGTTGCTGGCGAACTTCCTCATTGACGGCCAGTTTGGTTGCCTCGACTGCAACTCGATTGGCCTTTGCAATCGTCGTTGCGTTGGCGATTCGCGTGGCAAGCGGGCCGCGAAGATTGCGCGGAAGCATCATGGCCGCGTCCATGGCAATCCGCCGCGCTGCACGCTGCACTGCCAGCACGTTGCGTGACTTTTGGAGCATGGTCTTGATCGCGAAAATCTGGCGCTGAAGCGTGTCCTCACGCTGCTGCATCTTCTTCAGGATCTGCTGCCGACCACGCATCATTCCCTGCACTTGCCCAGCACGAAGACCCATCTGGTGCGCAAAGTCGATTGCCCGAGCAGACGCCTTGGCATCAACCTTGATCCTGTGGGTCGCGGCGCGCAACGCAGACTCGGCCTGCGCAACGCGTGCTTCAAGCACCGCGACGCGTTCACGGAAAGGCTTGGCCGCGTTGCGTTCCTTCTGCATTCCAAACACCTGCCCGGCAACCAAGCCCTCGTTTCGTCCGATGGCATACGCCCAGTTGGCAATGCGATCGACACGATCCTCCGCTTCGGCCAGCGCCTCAATTGCTTCTCGCGTCTCGGACTTGCGATCCCGCATCTCCTCGCGCAGGCGGACCACGCGAGCACGCGCCTCCTCCAGTTTCTTCGCAGCCGCGCTTGCAGTCTCCGAAGCAGCGATCCGCTCGGCATCATTGATGGCCTTGACACGCTCCAGCCGCGCCTTCAATCGCTGCGCCTGTCCTTCCTTGCGCGATGCAACCAGTTCCGCGAACGACAACCTGCGCTGCAAGACCCGCACTTCGCGCATGGCGTTTGTACGCTGCGCAGCAGTCGTGTTCTCAAGATCCCGCATCGTGCGCTGCATGTCGGAAATCTGTGACCGCAATGCGTCTCGCTCGGCATCTGAAGCGTCGGGATCTCGCGCCATGCTTTCTGTTGCGCTTGGCCCAGCACCAACCGGAGTGGCAGTTCCGAACACCTGTTCAACGACCGACGTGCCCGGAATCTTGACTAGTTTGGCGTAGTTGCCATATGCGGACGAACTTGGGCGTTCTTCATTCCGCATCGAGGCAATGAATCCATCATGCGCATTGATGAGATACCCGATCAGACGCGCATCGGTATCCCCAAGAACCTTCGACAACACCATCTCTGGTTCCGTATTTCCAGACACCCGCATATATGCATCCACAAACCGTGGCAACAGCGCAACATTGACTTCGCCGGACTGTTCGCGCTCGATCATTGCGGTGCGCAGCGCAGCAATGCCAGCAGCGTATGCGTCCTGATTGGTCCGAAAATCAAGTGCTTCGTCAGGGATCAGTTCGCGAATGCTGGATGGTGCAACTCGTCCGTCGCTTACGAGGGCGCGAATGCTTTCAAACGTCATCCTCTGCCACGTCGCAAACGTGTTCGTGGAATTTCGGAGTGCATCGAGCCGCTTCCCGGCATGCTCATAAATGCGCTCTATTGACGCCTCGTCCCTGTTCTGAAACAGGATGTTCGACAATTCCAAGGTGTTGGTCATTCCAGACACGCCAAGCAGCCATGCGGCAACCGTCCGCACGTGCTCCTGAAGATCACCGGGAAGGTTGACACGCTCTTCTTCTGGCGCGGCGCGGTTTTCTGCAATACCCTTGAAATACGTGAGCACATCAGTAATAATCGCGCCGTTTGGCGGCATGTAGAAGTAATCGGGGTTGTACTCCACGAGCGTTTGCAGTTGAGTAAACCACCAAGGCCCTGTGATGTATGGCTTGGCCTCCCCCTGTGCGCGGTAACCACCCGTGCCACCAAGATCGACATACAGCACGTTGCCAGTGTCCGGGTCAACAAGCGTGTTGTCACCGTCCATGCCAATGACATCCCAGTTGCGTGCCAATGCATGCAGAACGATGTGTTCTCCCAAGTCCGAATATGTCAGTGATTTTTCAAACGCTCGCTGCCCCATCTCCTTTCGGAACTGCCCGATCGTTTGATACCCCTCGGCGTACCGAGTGATCAAAACCCGGTTGAGATCCGGTGTTCCAACCCGGACATCCATTCCATGGTCAGGAACAGGCAGTCCAAAGAACCGATACGCGTTGAAGTATTGCAGTTCGTTCCGACCGAAGTTCGCGTTGCCAAGATCGCCCTTTACAACCCATCGTTCACCCGTAGGCGCAGTCTGAAGCGTTGCTCCGGTGGATCCGCCAAGTGGCGAACTGCCCGACAGCGCCGCGAGCGGAGGAACATTCCCTACTCGCATCTCTGCAAAGTCCATTTGCTCCAGCGTTTCACCAGTGAACGGGCTGATGAGGTTGCGGCGTCCGCTGACGACAATTTCATCGTGCGTTCCAACGTCGTCGTTGACCCCAACAAAGTGAACAACGTCGTACCCGTTAGCAAGCGCAACTTGCTGAACCTTATCCGTTGAGATAGCAACGTATTCTAGTTCATCGCGAATATCCAACGGCAACGCCGAACTCGGAATGTTGTCCCACGACGCACCATGGCACTCAACACGAAGCGGGTTCGTGGCAATCACGTAGTACGCATGAATGTATTTGCCAAAGACCTTGAGTTCATCGGTATCGACCGTTGACAGCGACAACCCGCGAAGCAACTTGCCAGTTTCCGACCGATACGGGGAAAACTTCACCTCGTCCGTCGCGTGATAAAGCATCACTGGGTTGGTCGGATTTGGGCTTCCAATAAACTTGGCGTCTCCGGAAGCGACCAGCGCCTTGAGTTCGTCAGACGGTTCGCGTGCGAACGACTCAAGCGTAAACCCGCTTTCAGCGGCCCACCGAAGTTCTGCTTCGATTGCGGCCTTGGTCTTGCGGACCTCCGCATCCTGCGCCTCTTCGCGGGCAAAGGACTCGGATTGCGGCTCGGCAACAACACCAGCATCTGCACCATCCGCCACCGTGGCGTCGAGATCATTTTCCGCCAATGCGCTGCGCAACTGTGCCTGCGCCGATGACGTGCCGAGATCCACCGACATCGCCTCGCGCATCGCCACGCGGTAGTCCTGACCCACCGGGTCATCCGCCGCGCCGAACATGGCGTACAACTCCTTCTCCACATACCACAGCGCGGCCTGCGCGTCTGCAACCTCATACTGCAAGCCAGTCTCGTTCTTGACAACATCAATCGCTTGCGTCAGAATCGACCGCATCTGCGTCCGAATGTAATTCGACTCTGGAGCCGCCGCCGACGCCGAAAGCGCCTTGGCATACCGCACAAGCGCAGCCTCAAGCGGGGACTTCTTCCGCAACTTCAGCGAGGTGCCAACCACCACGCGATTGCGGACATCCTTTGCAAATTCAACGTCGAAGTTCGTCGCAACCTGATCGAGCAGCGCCGGATTTTCCAAGACGTTCGCGGGGATTCGACGCAATACCTGCTCTGCTTCGGCAAACCCGACGGCATCAGGATTCCCTGCGGCAACGATTGCCCGTGCCTTCGCCAGTTCCTGTGCGACATCAGCAATAGCCGACCGAATCGCCGTGTCATCTTGTCTTCGCAGCATGCCAAGCGGACGCATGAAGGTCCGCGTGAACCAGACATCTGCGGTCAGCGTGTCGAATCGCTTGTAAAGGTTGTTGAAGAACGATCCGATCTTCGGACCAAGAACGGACGACATGTACACGATGTCGTCGGCGGCGTCGTTGATCAACACCACCTTTCCGTTCTCGGACAACAGGTTCATCTCGCGCAAGGTCTTGTTGTGCTGGCGCACCTTCGCCTTGGTCAACATGAACTTCTCGACAGCCTTCCATGAGCCGAGAGTCTCACGAAGGACGTTCAACTTGTTCAGGTTGCCGATCATCGGCCCAACGTGACGGGCATCGAACGACGGAGGAATCACGATGCGATCACGCCCGGCGCTCACCCACGCCTCATACAAGGCCCGGGTCAGTAGTGCGTTGTTCGACACCCGTTCGCCCTGCGACGTGATTGCCAGCATCAACGCGAATACGCGTCGATCGTCGCTCGTCTTCTTTGCCAACTCCGGGTATCGGCGCGACGCTTCCGACCACATCTGGTCAACGAGGCGTCCATACCATTCCAGCGCCGAGGCCGACCCAGCCTTGGTGGCCGCATACTTGAGGTCGTCAGCAATGGATCGCACCATGATCTGCTCGACCTGCTTCGGAATCGGATTGGCCTGCGTGTATTCGGTGAGCCAGCCCATGATGGACTGGCTGAAGGAATCAAGCAGCACCTGAAGTTCACCAACCGTGTACTTCCGCGACCCGGCCATCCGATAGGACATGATGCCCTTGTCGGCCAGAATGTCTCCGAACGTGTTTGCCTTGGCATCGGCAAGCGCGCTAGTTGACTCCGCGAGATCCTCCTGCGCTTGCATCAGCGCCTGCACCAGAGGATCACCAGAAACCCATGAGGACACCTGCTGGTCAATGTCGCGGATTCGTTCCGTCAATGCAGCGATGCGATCCTTCGCATCGGCGGCGTCGGCAAGGCGGACCAGTCGAGCCTCTGCCGACTGATCAACGTCATCCTTTGCGTATGCGCCCTTCAGTTTGGAATACTGCCGCAACGACTCGCGCTTCGCAACAATGCGCGCACGTTCATTCGTGATTGCGACAATGGTGCCGATCTCTGCCGTCATGTACGACGCGGTCTCGGCCAACGACGCGATGTCACGACCCTGATTGAGTCGGACGATCGACGCTTGCGTCTGCGCAAGTTCGGCAGGCGATGCGTCCTTGCGCCGCAGTTCCGCACGAAGACGCTTGCGCTCGGCTTCGATGGCGTCCTGCGCTTCTGCGACAGCACGTTCCGACGATCGCACGCGAGCCATCGCATCGGCAATCACCGGAATTGCCGCCATGCGCTCGGCTTCTGCCGCTTCGGGATCGACCTTCACCGCAGCCGGAAGCCACTGGCTTGCAGACAGCAAACGCCCCTTGCTGTCTGGAGTCAGCGTGTCCAACTCGCGCTTGAGCGCGAGCGTGAGTTTTACGAGAGAGATGCGTCGAGCACTGCCGACGAAGATGTCAGAATCTGCCGACGGGTTTCTGCGATCCCCTTGATCGTCGCGAGCACCTCCTGCCGCGTCCACTTGCTCCACACGCGGGCTGGGTCTGCCTTCTCCATCGACTGATACACCAACGACAGCATCGCGTTCGCCTCGTCCTGCCGCAATCCTTTCCAGTCGGCTGGGGTCAGCGGTGAAGCCCGCAAGGCCAGTGCTACGAATCCGCTCTCGTTCGGACTCAGAGAGGTTGAGTTTGGCGAACCAGACTCCGGGGTAATTCGTGACTCGTCCATTTGCATCTGTCTCCGGTACCCAGCCTTCTGACTTCCAGTACTTGGAAAGCAGGTCGATGTATTCATCCAGCGTCATGCCGGATGGAGGGGTCAAATACTGCGGATCAAACTGCGCATACCCGTTGGGCATCGCCTGCTCGTCCGCCACGAATCCGAACATGCGATACGCAGTCGGCAACTTGCCGTTCTGCTCTGCCTGCCCGGGCCGACGCACATCGTAGCAATCGCACCTCATCTCGGTGTTCGGATACCGAGAGATTGCGTGCAACATCACTGGAGCAATCACGTCGGTGATATCGGTCTCATTGCTGTAAAGACCGACAGCCTCGTCGTATCCGCCGATGCGCTTGCCTTCAGAATCCAAAGACTCCACGCGCTTGATCATGTACGCCACGTCAAGCCCGGGAATCCCATAAGGCTCGTAGGACGTGCGCGTCGTCCCCGTTTCGTTCGTTTCGATTGTCGGATTGGCAATCTGATCGAGCGTGTACTGGGTCAGCGTCTGCGTAGCCTTGTTTCGCTTGTGGCCTTGCAGGTATTCGCTCGGCGTGAGCGGACGAAAATTCAGCGTCGCCATCGACGCCGCTGCCGCCATGAAACGGCGGGCCATGTCAAGCCGTGCACCCTCGCGCATGTTCGGCTGGCCAACCAACGCCTCGCGCAACTTTGCTACTGCTGTGGACTTCTGAATATCGCCCACCTGCGCCTTGCGCGCTGCCGCTTCGGCCTTCTCGCGCTTGGTCGCAATGACCTTCCCGACTCGTTCCGCCGCCTGCTTGGCAACGAACTTTCGTGCCGTCTCAATATCACGTGCGAAGTTCACATCCATGTTGCCAGCCCACAGCAACGTGCGGGCAAGTGGCGACAGTGAGGGATCCTGCACCTTCGGGCCAACGACGTTGGACACCGCCGCCGCCCGGGCAACGGTTTCAAATACCGCCATCGCCGCCATGGCCTCGCGGCCTAGGAACCCCCGTGCGGCGGCAAATGCCACCGCCGGGCCGAAGATGCCGCCACGGGTAGCCGCCGCTGCCGCTGCAAAGGCGTTGGCTGCGCCCTCCTGCTCCAGACGGGCCGCGCCCGCCCGGGCGACTCCCGGGGCAATCGGAGCCTGCTGGACGCCCTCCAGCGCCCCAAGAGCGGCCCCGGCCTGCTCCATGGCCGCGAGGTCCATCCGACCCGTAGCAGCCGATTCTGGAGCCCCACGCCCAGCGTATTCGACCCCAGCCGCGTAGATCGGGGCAAGCCCCGCCCGCTCCATAAACACCTCGGCCAACTCCGGCTGGAACATCTGAATATCGTGGAAGACCTCCTCAAGCGCGGAAGCCATGATCCGATCAGGCTTTGCATCTGCGTTCAGGTACACCACCCCACGGCTTCGCATCGAGTGGAATGCCGGGTTGAACTTGCCGGACGGGCGGAACCACACCACCTTCCGCCCCAAAGCCTCGATCTGCTTTTGGACACGCTTGCCAGACTTCGGGGCCGTGGTTTCGGTCATGGTCATCCCAGCCCGGGTGCCCATACCACTCAAGACGGTGGCCGGATCTGCCTGCTCCATAACCGCAGGCATCTCGCTGATCTTCTCCGCCACCGCATTGTGGATGGCCGAAGCCATCAGCCGATCGGTGACAGCCGAGCCGATCGAAGCATCAATGCGTGCGATGTCGTCCTTGATGTCCTGAATCGCCTGCGCGTCCATGGCATCCATGGCACCCGCAAGACCAATGTCCAGACGCTGGCGTTCGTCCAGCATCGACTCAACCTCGGTCTGGATATCCGCCTGCCGCTGCGCCAAATCAGCGAGGAACACGCCGCGCTGCTGCTGGTCCATTCCGTTCAGGCTGTCCAACGCACTGGACACGCTGGCAATCTGCGTCTGGTCAAGGCCGTCCTGCCAGTTCACCCGACGCTTCAGCGCGTCACCATGGATGGTCCGCAATGCACGTTCGTGGTCCGTTTCGGGCCGCATGGCTTCACGGCGATTCATCAGCGCCCGATTGCCCGACACTGCGAGCACAGATCCCGTTCCGCCGATTCCACCCGCGATGGTTCCAATGAACGCCCCGTACACACCGTCAGCCAAATCCTTTGACAGCGGTGCTGCCGTGAACGGAGCCATCAGCGCAGCGGTGATTCCCTCTTCCGCGCCCTCCTCAAGTCCAGACACGCCAATGATTCCGGACGCACGGCCAAGCCACCCGTTCCTGAACGAGGCAGTCCCGTTGGAAATTCTGGCAAACGTATCAAGACCCTTCTGGCCAGCCTTGGACTGCAACGCCTTGTTGACAATCGGCGCGCCGCGCTCGATGAACGGACGCAATGCCGCCTTGCCAACCTTGGTATTGAGCCCAACACCCGCAATCATTGCGAGCGCCTTGCCACCGATTGCAGCGCCACCAGCCTCCACTCCAGCCTCAATGACGGCGCGGGCTTCGGCTCGCGTTCTGGATTCCTGAAGCGAGTACTCCGTCAGCGGACGCCCCTCGATTGCGTCATCCGCACGCTGCTGGTCAACCTCGTCCATGGCTTCAATGAAGCCCGACGAATATGACGTGAACGGACTCATCGCCGTGCTGATGATGCCTGCCGCAACTGGGACATTTCCCGTCGCCAGCGCACCAGCAACACCAATCATCTGCGGGACATTCTGCCCAACTGCACGCGCTACGTCCGGAATCACACCCTCCGGGGCACCGCGCATCATGCCTTGCTGCGCGCCACGCATGGCAATCAATTCCGACCGCAAATCCTCAACAGTGAGCCCAGACTTCTCCGGCTCGACAGCCATGGACAGTTTGTCTGCAAATGCCTGAGCGACAAAGTTGTGCATTGCCGGATCGACATCGGAGAACCACGACGCGATGTACTCACTCGGTCGCATGAGCGACCGAATGAACTGCCCTCGCATGCCCGGAGTGGCAATGGTCTGTGCAGCCTGTTCGGCGGTCATCCGCAACCCACGCTCAATCTCGCGCAGGGGCAGGATCCCGCCAGACCCAGTCATCCCAATTCCGCCTTCCGGCGTGATCAGCAGGTCTTCATACTGCTTGGCAGCACCCTCCAGAAGATCCGCTTCGCCGGGTGCCGTGCCCGGCGTGGCACCGGGCGCTTCCGACAATTGCGTCTGAACGATCGAGTCGATCGCGTCCTGAAAGGACATTTGCGGTGCGGACTGCGGACGCATAGGTTCCGCGCCCGGCTGCGCAGACATGCGCAGCGCCTCGTCGATCGCCTTCTGGAAACTGGACATTTATCTTCCTACTTACGGTACTTGACGAGCAAGGCCACGAACTTCGCGTAGCGCGCACGACCCTCACGTGAGGTGTCTGCCGCCAGTTGCTTCGATGCCTCGATGATGTCGCTGACCGGATCACCTGAATCCGGCATGTCGTACCCGAGAGCCGACACTTCATCGCGAAGTTCGGCATACTGCTTCCTATCCTCTTCGGTAATGATCCCGGTAATGGCTTCGGTCTGTTGAGCAGAAGCCTCGCTGCGACGAGCGCCAGCCAGAGCACCCGCCGCACGGGCACGCTCCGACGCCAACTTCGCCTGCTGCATTTCCGTAGCCTGTGCCTGCTCTTCGCGGCCAGCCTGAATGCGGGCCATTCCGCCAAGCGTCCGCTGCCGCGTCGGATCCGTGGCTGGCGATGCCTCAAGAGCCGGGGCGTTGGCGTACTGCATGCCCATTTCCTGCGTGGGGCCATAGATGGGACGCATCCCCCCACCGCCCGTCGATGCCATCACAGCAGGTCCAAGACGCTGGGCAATGTACTTGGCCGCAATGTCACGGTCTGCCGGATTCCATGGCCGACCCCAGCCGACCTGCCTCGTCATCTCCTCCGCTCGCTGTGCTAGCGTGGGAATTCGGAGTTCCGGCGGCATGGCCTCGATCGCATCGCGACCAAGGTCAGAGATGGCCATGTCGGCCATGCTGATCAACGCATTGCTGTTCCCGGTCGTCATGTAGTACGACGGGAATGCAGCCGCACCGACAACCGAACCGTCCGGAGGCGCATACACACCAAACTGCTGAAGGTTCAGCAACTTGATTCGCAAGTGCTGGTCCATCTGCGCCTTGTAGTAGTCCGGGATGGAGTCATCGGACATGACACCTTCCAACTGACTGGTGTACTGGTCGGTCTTGTAGTTGACGAACGACTCTGCCTGCATGCGCGCCACCTCAAGATTGGTGGCATTCACGCGCTGGGTCATGGCTTGGATGACGGAATCATCCTTGGCCTGCACTCGCGCATACATCTCCTGAACTGCCGTGTACGCGCCCTGCGGATCACGCTCAAGTGCGCTCTCCGCAAACATATTGAAGCCCGGGGCATAGGCTTCCAGTTCCTGCGCCATCTGGCGGATAGGGGCGCGCAGCCTGTCGGCGTCACGCTTCTTTCGCATCTGCATGGCCATGCCGATACGAGCCTGCGAACGCTGCTGAAGTGCCGCAAGCCACTGCTGTTCCGAAAGACGAATTGCCTGACGCTGTCCGGCCTTGTCGGTGAACAACACAGCAGGCGTTCCGTCTGGCATCGTGCCAAAGTCAAGAGCCTCAAGACCCGTGTAGTACCCGTTCTCCAGCCCCTGCTCAACAGCACCGAAAGTACCGTATGGAGCAATCTCACGCGAACCACGCGGGTCGAGTGCCGACTGCTTCAGCAGTTCGTCGTCCATCAGCGGATCCGGCTGCTCGGCCTGTTGTGGAGCCGCAGCAAAGCCCTCATTCGGACGAAGCGTCAGCGGAGGCTGGTTGGCGAAGTTCGTAGGCTGTGGATTGGGGAACGCGCTCATTACTTCACCAGTCCAAGAGTGCGAGCGGCTGCGGTCTGCCCGTAACCGATCTTGATTCCGAACGGCTCCTCTGCCTGCTTCTCCGTGGCTCTTGGCGCAATGCCAGCAACCATGCCGCCGATGTCAGGCATGACCGATGCGCGCTCCGCCTGCGAACGGTAGATATCTTCCTCTGCCTGCGACTTGGCCATCATGTCCGCGACGCTTCGCTGGGTGGCCTGTTCGGCCCGGAACGCCATGACAGGAGCGTCGAGTTTGGCCTGAAGACCCTGCGTCGATCCAAGAATGGCCCCAGCAAACGAACTGTATTCGTTGCCCGGCTGATATGCAGCAAGACCCGTGGCAAGCCCACGAAGGTAGTTGCCAGCAAACTGCGCGGTTCCAGACAGGAACGAATCCCAGCCAGACTTCGACTTGGCTTCAACCTGTGGAAGCGTCTGAAATGCCGCACGGGCTCCAAGACCTGCCTGAAACATACTCATTACTGACCTCCTCCAAAGGCTCGTCCAAACGGCGAAAGCGCCTGCCCAAACCCACCGCCGATTCCTTCGGCAAGCGCACCAATTCCAGCGCCGAACAGAGCACCACCAAAGGCATTGCCAGCAGCCATGTCCTGTTGCGCCTTATTCATTTCTGCGGCATACCGCGCATCAATAGGACGAGTCATAAACCCAAGACTCGATTGAAGTTGCGCCGCCCGAGCAGCCTGCGCCGCCGTGGTGTATTGCTGATACTGTCCACTCTGATATTGCGCCGATCCAAGGCCAGCCGCAAACAGGCTCTGGGCACCCTGCTGTTCCATCTGTGCAAGCGCAGATGCCTGTGCCATCTGGGCCGATGCAAGCGTCTGTGCATACTGCTCCTGCACGGCTCCTGCCTGAAGTGCGCCCTGCGCCGCCACAGCATTGACTGCTGCCTGACCAAATGTGGTGTTAGAAAGACCAGTCAGCATTCCGCTGACTTGCTGTCGCGCAACCGATAGGTCAGTTTGCTGCTTGAGTAGCGCAAGCGTTGCATCGCGCCCGCTCGCAAGCGTCTGATACGCCTCCTGCCCCGCCGCACGAAACGCCTCGCGGGATTGCGCCATTAGGCTGCTGTACTTACCCACAGCATCGTTATATGCCTGTGAGTAAACCTGCGCGTTGGCGGTCCGTTCCTTTAGAAACTGATCAATGATTTTGCCATACTCGGCGTCCGAATATGTTCGTACACCAGCATAAGCCCTTTCCATCTTTTTGATGGCTTCCCCATAGTCCGTTTCTCCACCAAACAAGTTGCTGAAGAGGCCCATCAGTACGTTCCCTTCACATTTTTTGTGTGCTGCATAGCATCTACAAGCACAGCCATTCGCTCAAGTGCCCACGGTACACCATTACTTTCCAAACGCACATAGGCCGATTGCTCGCGAACTCGACAACGCAATGCGTCATTTCGTCCCGGGATCAAGGTTCCAAGGTTTGTGCGTGTAGCGGTCTCATATACAGCAGAACTCACAAGTAGCCGGGGCGCAACGATGTCACTCGGAAGCAAAAAGTTGTTGTCCCGTTCTTCAGATCGGTATAAATATGTTCCAGATGGCGTTTGTGCTGATGTATTGCCAAATGTTTCGTCGCGTCGAAATTGCGACTCAACACTCCCAACTGTTGGAAGGTGTTCCAAATACCAATCGTAAGTCGGCGTACCCGGCGTGGTATTACGAAATCGATTCGTAGTTTTTGCGTAAGTACGGTCGCCCGGATCCGTAATCAACGAATCAGCAGTGTTGTAAGTTCCAGCAATTTCGGCATCAAACAACAGATCAAGTGCCTGATCTACTGCGGTACTCCACACCGTATTTGGAGCGCCACAGTCATACGTTGCTGTTGGTGTAAAAGCAAGATGAGATCCACCATCTACAACAACAAGTGGGTACAACGGATCGAACTGAACCGTTACCGATGCAATATTTGCTCCAATGGCCTCTTCGGCTGTTTGACCAGACAAAATCGTCGCAACTGGTCCCGTAAGTTGCTGGACTGGTGTTGAAAAGATTGGATTTTCAATAGGAGAATCCATTGACAATTCAACTCTTACATCACGAATCATCACTTGTCCAAGCGAAGGTTCGACAACAGGTCCAAGAGTGAGCACGCTATACACGCGCCTTACCGCAGCAAGGGCGTTGGTAACTGAAAATTCTGCCGCTGCTCCTTTGTAGCCAACAGCGGCTTGGCCATCTACTCCAGACACAAGATCACGATCAAACCACGCAATGAATCCGTTGCTGCTTCCGAACGCGATAAGCGGAGATCGAGCATCTCCAAATGGAAATTCTCCACAAACAGTTGGGGCAGCAAATGATGTCCAGCCAGTACTCCACGGCCAAAACGAATCAGTTGTTTGGTTGTAAATTAGGTGAACACTTGAATTCGGCTGGTCTGTTCGCGATAACACCAAATATATGTTTTGCGCTTCGGCGTCGAATCCAAGCGAGCAATTGAGATTCTCAAACGACTGCTGTTGAAAAAATGTATCAAGTCTTCCGCCAGTAACGCGATTTGACTGCGTGACTTGAAAGTCGTTTGGACGAACCCGATACAGCCCATCTTGCGCAAGCATGTACATGGTCTGCGAATCGCTTGCACACCATGCGTTCGCACTAACAATTCCTACTGATCGAGACAATTCGATGATGCGTGCTGTATCAATTACAGGATCTGCTGTGAGATACGAAATGGAATGTCTGCCAGCAAACATAAGTCCTGATTCACCAACTGGAATCAATGCGACAATTGGTTCACCGGGAACTCCAAACCGCGTTGAAGACGCCCCCGCTACGGCGTCGTGAATATTGCCAGCACTTGGGTGCCAATCATCCGGGTTATTGATGTGACTCAAAAACCAATTATTTGGCGACGCCTTTACGCCAGACAAAGCCAAGCGTCCGCCAAATCGCACCAATAGCGTTGCATAATCACCAGCCGAACCAACGTTTGCATATGGTCCAGTCCAATCAACAACCGTCGGAGAAGATGCCGTAATATCAATTTTGCGATACCTTGCCCCGTCTGCAAAGTAGCAAAACTGTCCAAATACGGCTGCTCCAATTGATCCAGTGCTATTCATCGCGGCCAGCGCGCCGCGACCGCAATGTTGTTTTGTCCCGCCATTGTCAATTACATAGACCTCTCCTCCAGCAACAACAACACATCGCTGCGTCAGCGTCCCGCTAACGTATGCGTCTGCGCGAAGTATCACCTGCACCTGCCGTGTTATGGCCGTTGGGGTGTCGTTGAATGTGTACGCGCCAAGCAGCGGTTTGCGTTTTCCTAGCCGAAGTTTTCCCTTGAATGTGTCGTACGGAACAACATTCATGCATTCGGATGTAAACCCGGCAAGCAGCGACGAATATCCAGCATCGATGCTGATTCCGCGATACGGAATTGCGACTTGGTTATACGGCATTACGCGGTTCTAATAGCAAAGATCAATCGATCAACACCGCTGTTTACAACGTGAATAGTCCACGTTCCACTCGCAGGCCGAAGATAATAAATTCCCGCAGCATTCACCTTTGACCACCCAAGTAACGGGAAAGCACCAAATTGCTCTACAGCAGTAGCATTTCCAGTATTGAACGCCGTTGAAGCAGTGGTAACACCAACTAGGTGCCCTTGCGTGGTGTTTCCTGAATTCACAGGGCAGTTGAAAATTGTGAACCCATGCACCTGATCTTTAGCAACAAATACTTGTGTGATCGTTGATGTTGCTACTTCAGTAAGTCCCAACGTCGTTCGTTGCGCGGCAGTGTCCGCATCATCTATCAATGCCCGACCTGCCGATGTGCATGTGATCTCTTCCACCACACCAGCGCCAGCGGTGCTCCTTCCGAGCAACCTGTCTGTAGCACTTACGTTTTGAATCTTGGCGTACGTGACGTTTGAGTTCGTGATCTTTGCCGTAGTAATGGCCAAATCGCGAATGTGATCCGTCGTGACCGCACGATTGGCGTCCGTTGACGCGTCATCGCGCAACTTGTCTGCGGTCACTGAATCATTAGCAAGTTGTGCTGTTGCAACAGATCCGTCGTGGTTCGACAAAGCAACCCACGTTGTATAGTTCGTACCATCCCAAGCACGAGAAAAGACACGCTGTGTCTTTGTAGAAAACAATACTTGCGTAATGTTTCCACTAGAAATGCGAGTGACAATTAGCACTCCCGGGGCGTCTGATGCAGGAGTCCAGCCGGATGGCACATTGGTGACGACCGCAGCCAACACCTCATATCGACCCTGCGCTCGATAGCCAGTTCCGTTTAGGTCCGTACCAGCACCAGTGATCTGCGGATAGGTCGCACGCGAATACGCCAAAGAGTTCCACGCTAGCGTCCCATCACCAATCTTGAAGTTGCCAGTATCGGTTTCAAACCCAATCTCCCCACCCAGCAACACCGGGTTATTTGCGGGGTTTGCCCAGTCGGCGGCGAGGCCACGGCGGATCTGCAACTTGATTGCCATGAGAGTTTCCTGTCAATCAGAACTTCTTGCCATACTTGCGCGACACCAGAACGCCTGCGCCAAATCCGACCACGCCGAGAAGCAGGGCGAAGAACACCGAACCGAGAAACGAAGAGGCATCAGCGAGCATGTCTTGCATCCTTCTTTCGTGCCGCCCGAGCCTTCGTAAAGGCCGAGTTGAATTCGGGGTCTGATGCGCGGCGGGCGGCGATGTACTCCCGCGCATTCTCCTTGTGATGCGGATCAAGCATGTCGGCAGCAAGTTCGGCGTCCTGTCGCTTGGCCCGTGGGATCCACCCTAGAGCCATGCGAATGGCCTGACCAATTCCTGTCTGCCACAGAATCACGACGGCAGCAACCGCAACGACCGCGATGATGGCCCACTCCAGCGTGATCAACCACTGCGGAACCTTGTCCTCGATGGACGGGATCTCCTTGTGGATGGCCTGCGCCAAGGTGTAGATGCGTTCGGATCCATCAATCACGGTCTGGTCTCCAGTCTCATTCCCGTGGTCCGCGAGCGCACGCGCCTCCGACTGGATGGTCGATGCGTTCGTGCCAATCCGCTTGCTCGCGGAGCACCCACATAAGACGAGGCTAGTTGCGAGATACCTCAATCTTCGCCTCAATCTTGGCAAGCCTGTCAGACAACGACTCCTGTTGCGTCACGACCCGCATGAGCAGACGGTCGTGGTGGATGAATGCAGCCAAGACCCCACTGCTGACGGCCACGACAATGCCGACAATTGCAATCCAGTCTCTGGAAGACAAACGCACCACGTTATCTCGTTCAATCGTCATCTTGCTTTAGACAAAATCGTTGGTTTGAGTCGGTTCAGGAAACACCCGAATGCTATTTGGTTGGGAGATGGATTGATATAGGTCCATGTCTTCCGCATAATGGTCGGCCACCAGCGTTTTTTCTTCCTCAGTCAACACTGGCTTTGGACGAACCGCGATATTGCACTCCGGAAACTCATCAAGATCCAGAAGTTCTGCCATCTCATTGACATGTTCTGGAAACCGGAATAAATGGGTTTCGCCACGGCAATTATTGATTTGCTTGGCAAAGTGAATGTCTTTGGAAAACACAAAGTTGCGTCGCGGAGTTTGTATGACAGCGCCATTCAACAGCGAATTCAACGCCATCTCTACCGTCACATTGAAGTGCGCTACGCCGCTGCAAAATCTGTCGATCGGATTGCGAATTCCAATGACAACAGGTCGGAATGGTTGCGTTCGTTGTGGGCACAGCGAGTGCCACTGCACGTGTTGCAGCGTTTTCCCTTCCGGGTAATGCCCATTCACAATCGATTGATAGACCACAGGATGCCACCGCTTGATGATTGCGATCACCATGCTGCTGCTTCCCGCCTTTGCGTTGAGCGGAACCATGAATGGACCTGCATCAAAGTATGTCATGTCGTTAGAACCACATATCCCTTCGCGGTAGCAATGGATGGCGTGCAGGTCGCTGCGCCGGGATTGGTTGCGACATGGATAATTGGAGTTCCGATTGGCGCTGTAACGGGAAGTAGGTCTGCAAAAATCTTGTCGATTGCAGCCGCGCCAAGTTGATTTAGACGTAGATCGAGGGCTGGTGTAGGTGTGGATCCGTACTTGCCGTCTGTTGGACGACATCCAACCATGTCTACAGTTGTCAGATTGTTGTTAGAGAGAGAAATCTGACTTGCATATTCGCAATTCCTCAAACTGATGTCGCCCAGCGATGCGTTGCCCATAATGTAAAGTTGTCGCACATTTGTGTTGTCGCACAACACTGTGTGTACAAGTGGATTGCTAACCACGTTGAGTGTGCCACCCGGGGACTGGTAATCAATCTGACGCGCGTTGACAGTTGTCAACGCGGTATTACTTGCAATGTAGATGTTCGATATGTTGGATTGCCAACTCAAATCCATCTCTACGGCATCCGTGTTCACCGCAGACAATGCAGTGAATTTTACCGCATCAAGACGTTGCCATAATCCGTTGACTTGCAGGAGCCCGCACACAAACGGATCATCTGGAAGTAACAGTACGGTATTTGACGAATTGATTACGACGCTGAGTGCTGTTGAATTATTCGCAAATGCACGCACGTCAAGTTCAGTGGCATTCGTCGGAACGCTGATATCAGACAACTCACCAAACTTTCCTCCTAGTGCATTGGAGGACATTATGGTTACTGGCTTTTTTCCGGCGGGAGCGCCACTCAATGATTTTGCGAAGGTGATGTTTACCAGCGGGTTTCCACTACCTTGTAAAGAGGTAGTGTTGTCCCAGAACGTAGCAAAGCCATAACCCGTGTTTGATTTTGCCGTTATCGTCAGGGTGCCAGCAACATTATTCGCTGACACAAGTGCTTCGCCAGTTCTTGCTGGAAGCGTGAATGTGGCGCGCGCCTGACGCTCTCTGAGCATTTGGCGAGCACCGGAGTCGTTTGGAGTTCCACGAATTCTAAATCGCATTAGAATTCCCCAATAAATGCTCCGGCGAACTCACCGCCAACGGAACTACTGAAAATTAGTTCTACGAGATCACACGCAATGCAATCAACAACAAGCGTGCCATATCGCGAGCCTCCGGCAAATCCCGGATACCGCGTTCGATTACCAGCGGTAGTCGGATCCGCAATCGTCACGGCACCAAACACGGTCGGCGGAGAACCGCCGAGCGGATACGCAAAACTTCCAGTGGTTGCATTCGTGAGGGGCTGGCTAACGATCGGAATCGGATACCACCGCGAAATCACCTCGTTGAACGTCCACCCAAGAATATTCAACGTATATGCGGTTCCGGACCCACTAACCAAAGGTGTAATGCGAAGAAAGTTGAAAGTTGGATTGACAATGATCCCAGCGCCATTTCCAGTCGTTGTAGTTGCTGGGCGGGTCTGCGTATAAACACGCTCTGTGATACTTGCGGTTGCAGGAAGCGTAATAGTCGGAGTTGCCGACCAGTTACTTACAAGCGTGCGTGGAGTCGCAATAACGCCCTTCAAACCAAATTGAGACATATTCGTTCCTTATGGGTTGCTTACGGTATTGACCATCCTAAATCCACTGCCACGCGCATCGGACCATCCCCACACCGTCGGCTGGACCGGGCCGAAATTGCTCTGAATCATGCCGTCTTTTTGCTTGGCTGCACCGAAGATCGGACCAGCCTCAATTTCCGCAAATCGCTGGCTCTGGCTTCCATCTTCGTAGCCCTCTGCAACGGCACGAACATAGGCTATCAGCGTTGCCTCAACATGCTGCGGGATGGACACCACGTGATCATTTGCCGTGTCGTGCGCAACCTGAACCCACCCAGCCCGGAAGAGCACCTTGAGGTTTTCGGCAGCGATCGGGGTCGGATACAGTTCCAGACGATGCGTCTGGGTTGGCGCTGCGGTCGTCGGAACGACGACCCTGACATAGGCCATCAAGGTTCGGTCGTTGAAATTTGATGCCCGGGCGGTTTCGACCTGTTCGGGAGACAGAACAGCAACCTGCTGGTTCTGCCGCCAGACCTGCGTCAGTTCGGAGAACGCCGCCGGAAGCGCCACCCATGACTGGGCGGGAACCGTGGCAACAACGTCTGTCTGCTCCCTGAATCGCCACGGGTGCGTAAACAGGTGTTCGCCAGCAATGTTGATGATCTCCGCCTGCCGCTGTGCAACTGTCTGACCAGCAGCCGTCGATGGACGGCCACCGATAGCAAGCAGAACATGGTTTTTTAGATCACCGTATGTAAGCATAGAAAATTCCACTTGGCGGGTTTCCCCGTCAAGTGGAGTTATTGGAATTGTTTACGCCGTAATCCCGAACGACAGATCACCGGGCAGCAGCACGGTAATCGAAGTGACTGTCGTACCACCGACAAGAACCACCGCGATCGTCTGCGTGGTCGTGGCGTTGGTCATGGTCCCAGCAGTAATAGCAGAAGCCGACAGACCAACACGCTGACCAACCGCGTAGGTTGCAGAAGCGACATTCGCCGTAGTGATTCCAGCAAGCATCACTGCGCCAGTGGCTCCGGCAGCGATGGACTCCTGTGCAATCCCATAAAAACCCGACGTAGTGGCTGCTCCCGTAGTCGGTCCAAGAACCACGTTTGCAAACACGCTGTTGGATGCAGCCGTAATTGCGGCAGTGCCCTGACCGCTTTCCGTGCTTCCCGACGCCAAGGCAAAGTCAAGACGCACCAGCGCACCACGCGAAATGGTCGAACTTGCCTCGGAGTTTCGGCACCGAACGATCAGGCGGCGCGGCTCGACCCCGAGCGACGGCTGCACGGATGAAGAAATAGTGAGTGACATGATGTTCCTTATGAAAGTGGTGTTGGGGGCGGGCTTGCGCCCGCCCCCCTAATAATCACGTGTCGTTGCGGCGGACGGGAGAAACAATTCCGTGGCGCTGACGGCTGTTGCAGAACAGATTCCACCAGCAGTCAACGGGCTGCACCCAACTAAACGGCTGATTGGGATGACGCATCACGTCGTGCTTCTTCATGTAGCGCGTCGTGTGGAAAATCGGGGTAAGGTACTGGCCGTTGATAAAGTAGTAGCGCGGTCCCTTATCAATCGTGTTCGCGTTGGTTTCCGTCTGGCCAACGGTAGTCGATGCCGAAGTCGGGGCGTTTCGACCCGTAAGCGTGTCGGTCACCGCCGAAGTATGCGCCGGGAAAATTGCCGCGTCATCAAGGTTGGCGCAGTACTCAAGCGGAATTCCACTGAACGTCGGCGTGTTGTACGCAGCATCCTGAAGGTTGACGAGAACATCATTTTCCGCACGAAGGGCACGCTTGTACTGGTTCATTCCAACGCGAGAGCAAAGAATCATCTGGCGCTGGAAGTTGGTTTCCTCAAAGTACTGACGCTGCGTAAGAGGCGCCTTGAACTGCACCTTGAGGTACATTTCGTCCATCGCCGGAAAAAGCCCACCAATCAGGCGCGTTCCAGCGTTATGGTTCGACATGGTTGCACTCGTAGGCGCAGCATTCTGGTCTGCGTTACGGTCATAGAACGAAACCTGATTCGTCCAGCGAGCATCGACCGTGGGGTCGATTCCGAGAACCGTGTTTCCGAACCCAGTGGGACGACCACCACGATCACCAAACGTCGTGATCGAATTGAGTTGTTCGGTGATGAAGCAGGGAATGGAGTACGGCTCGCGTCCGCTGGACGACTCAATCGCGCTGCCCTGACCCTGCGGAGCAGCCCACAGGTCGTTTTCCATGCCGTTGAGCATGGAAGTCCACATGCGCATTTCCTTGACGCGCTTGAGGCGCTTATAGAGCGTCTTCGGATCGCCCTCGTTGAGTTCGACCTCCTGATCAGTCCACGCCATGTAATCCATGCTGAAGCGCCACGCCGCCGACAGCGTGTCGGTGACCTGCGGGTTCATCCACGTGAACGTATCGTTGGGCTGGTACTTCTGGTACGTGGCGGCATCGTCAAAGACAATGACATCACGAATCGTCGTTCCGGACTGAATGAGAGTTTCGCTTGCCTTTTCCTTCAAAAGACGGGAAAGGACATAGTTGTTCTTGACCGCCTCCATGATGACGGCATCTGCGGACTTCAGGTATGCAGGGCCAGTGCTCTGCATGAAGTCATTGAACTGGGTAATTGCAGGCATTTTGCCTTACTCCTTATTTGCGTAGCGCGGTGCGAAGGCGACCACCTTCGCCCGAAAGAATCTGGTCAAGGATCAGGTCGTCCTCGTCACGAACAGGCGGCTTCACTGGGGCTGTGTTTCCCTTTGTTGGGGCAGTCGGCTGTGCAGCGCGTACGTTTGTGGGTTGAGCACTTGCTGATCCAACGATTTCCGAGTAGGCAGCAGCGGCAAGAGAATCGACGCTTGCATACCCGCCCGGCTTGGCAGACCCGAGTTCCGACATCTTGGCCAATACCGCGTCCCACGTAGGAGACTTTGCTCCATATTGGACACGGAGTGACGCATCAGCAGCGCGGGCCTGCGCCAACAGCAGTTGTTCTTGCATCTGCTGCTGCTGGGACACGAAGGCAGCACGAACAGGGGCGACGAGTTCTTCGCCGTACACCTGTGCCATCTGTGCAAACGGATCAGCCTTGGTCGGTTCGGCTGCAACAGGGGTGTTGCCCTGCGCAGGCGTCGCCTGCTGGCTCGTCGCAAGACGTGCCTCCATCTCCTTCAATCGACCGCCGTACGAGTCAACATCCTTCTGGCGCTTCACAGCCGCATCCGCCCATTGCTGGAGGATTGCTGG